GGAAGTTCGAAAGTAGCTTTTCATGAATATCCCGTATATGCAGATGTTAAATTGGATAAATTTTCAACAGTTCGATTCGTTAAAAATCCTACGAAGAATCAAGCAGCTTTAATTTTGAAGCGAGAACTTTATAGAGCTTTGATGACTGCGGCGGAGGAAACAGAAGATGGTGAAGTTCCAGTTGAAAAGCATTTGATTCAGCCAATTACTAATATGCATGTCAAGTATCATAATTTGAATGTGGTTGATGAAGGAAAGATTACTGATGAGTTGGCTGCGGAATATAGAATTAAAGGGCGTTTGTTTTTCTTAGTTAATGATAGCGTTTTGCACAGAATTTTCCAGTTTAGAAAAGTCGAACGAACTTATTATCCGGATTGTTTTACTGTAGATGGTCGTCCAGCCCGAAATATGAGTGCACATAATGAAATTGGGACGACTTGGGCAGAAGGAGGAGCTTATATGAAGTATTTGGCGTTGTTGGGGGACACTCTAGATCAGTATGAAGAAGTAATTCTTCCAGGGCATACGCCAGATAATGTATGTAAGACCTATAGGTTTCGCTCGAGAGGTTCGTCATCAGTAATTGAGGGTGATATTAGTGGGTTGGATTCCAGTATCACTGCAATGCAGTTGGTGATCTATATGATGTTTGCCTCGGTTTGGATAATAAAAGATGAGGCAGACCATTATTATAGGATTTTTCAGTATTTGTTGGAAGCGTGTTCTGAGCAGTTGGCCGGAAAGGTAGTTCGATGGTTAGTAGATTATATGTTGTTATTAGGTTGTATGCCAAGTGGAAGTTTAGAAACTAGTCATGGTAACACTTGGATAGTGATTAATTTCTATTGGTTCGGATATATTTTTAATGAAATGGCAATAAATACAAGAGAAATACGGACAAAAATTTGGCGACATCTGACTGGTAGAACTTTAGCGATTTTGGTATTTGGAGATGATTTTGTCGCAGTGATACCAGATGAGTTAGTAGATATACTTACTATTGAGCGTTTTGCTGAATATTTGGAGCGATATTTCGGAGTCAAGATGAAGAATTTAATAACGCATCGATCATTAATAACTTATTTGCACGTTGAAAATGGAAGTGTATTGCGATATGTTTATAACGGACCATCATATTTAAAGCGAAAGTTTATATTAGCTTCAAATTTTTGTTTGGAGTCCGTTTGTGATACAGTAGCGCCAGTTGTGTCATGGAGACCATTTGCACAATATTCTTGGCGAGTGGCCGTCCCAAAAGATCGAACTGCTCCTCCATACATGAATTTGTCGCGTTTGATCGGATTGGCATATGATACATTAGGTGTTGATCCGATGGCTTATTTTATGATAAAATTTTTATTTAAGAAAACGTATGCAAATTCAGTGAAGGCGTATGGGAAGAACTTTATAGATGAAAATTTTCCAATTTGGTTTGAAAATGATCAAAAATATATGCGTAAAATTGGATTCCAAGCTCCTAATAGTGATTTTCCCACCAGAGCTTATCTAGTATCTCTTAACATATTAAATAGAGAGTATCATCGACCGAAGTTTCCGAATATTAGAACTTGGCAAGAGGCAATGATGGATACGGAGATATGGTAAAAA